CGTTTCTCTCCTTAAGCAGCGCGGCTGACTCTAGCGCGAGAGTTTAGCCGCGCTGCTTAAGGAGAGAAACGTGAGAAAAGAAACCAAAGCTGCGCCCCCAAATGCGAATGGGGGCGCGGCGGACGCGCTGATGCGCGCGTTCGAAGACTTCAAAGCCGCCAACGACGCACGCCTCGACGCCATCGAGCGCAAACGCGGCGACGTGCTGCTGGAGGAGAAGGTCGATCGTATCGATCGGGCGCTCACCGAGCAGAAATCGCTGATCGAACGCGCCGCCCTCGCGGGCCGCCGCCCTGGTCTTGCCGTCGATCCGGCGGTGAGCGAGCACAAATCGGCGTGGAACGCTTACCTGCGCCGCGGTGATGTCTCGGCGCTGACGACGTTTGAGTCGAAGGCGCTTTCGGTCGGCTCCGATCCGGACGGCGGCTATGTCGCCCCGCCCGAGCTCGATCGCATGATCGAGAGCCGGCTGCGGCAATCTTCGCCGATGCGCGAGATCGCAACGGTGCGCACCACCGGCGCCAACGTCTTCAAGAAGCCGATCAGCCTCACCGCCGCCGGCACGGGCTGGGTGGCTGAAACCGGCGCCCGCGCGCAGACGAGCACGCCAACTTTGACCATGCTCGAATTTCCGACCGCCGAACTCTACGCCAACCTCGCCGCGACCCAGACGCTCCTCGATGACAGCTTCGTCAATCTCGAAGAATGGATCGCCAGCGAAGTGGAAGAGGCGTTCGCCGGCCAGGAACGCGCCGCCTTCGTCAATGGCGATGGCGATGACAAGCCGCGCGGCTTCCTTGACTATGAAATGGTCGCCGAAGGCAGCCACGTCTGGGGCAAGATCGGCTACATCGCCACCGGCGTTGATGCGGGCTTTGCCGCTGAGGCGCCGGTCGATGATCTGATCGACTTGATCTACACGCCGAAACCACAATTCCGTCAGAACGCGCGCTTCGTCATGAACCGTAGAACGGTCTCGGCCGTGCGCAAGCTAAAGGACGGCGACGATCGCTACATTTGGGAGCCGAACGATGCCGGCGGCGCCACGTTGCTCGGCTATCCGATCAGCGAGATCGAAGACATGCCGGACATGGCGGCGGATTCGTTCGCGATTGCCTTCGGCGATTTCGCACGCGGCTATCTGATCGTCGACCGCGCCGGCGTGCGGGTGTTGCGCGATCCGTACTCGGCCAAGCCCTACGTGCTCTTCTACGTCACCAAACGCATCGGCGGCGGCGTCCAGAACTTCGACGCGATCAAGGCGCTGAAGTTCGGCGAAGCGTAAGCGCCAGAGCACAGCCACCACCATCACCACCGTCATTCCGGGGCGATGCGCAGCATCGAGCCCGGAACCCAAGGGCCAACACTGAGCTGGTTGCCCCTGGGTTCCGGGCTCTCAGTTTCGCTGAGCCCCGGAATGACGGGTGCTTGTTTTCTCACCGGCGGATCACATGACAATCACCACTATAACGCCGCCGGCGAGCGAGCCTGTCTCGCTGGCCGAGGCGAAGCTTTATCTGCGCGTCGATCATGCGCACGAGGACACTTTGATCGCCACGCTTATCGGCGCGGCGCGGGAAGCGGTCGAGGCCGGCATTGGCCGCGCGCTGATCACGCGGCGCGTGCGCGAGAGCCTTGATATCTGGCGCCGCGAAGCCGTGCAGGGCGCGGTGTTGGGCCTGGGCCCGGTGACCAACGTGGTCGCCGTGCGTTTGCTGACGGATGAAGGCTCGCAGAGCGTGCTCAATCCCGAACGCTATCGCCTCGAAGGCCATCGCGACCGGCCGCGCCTGGTGTTTCCACCGGGCGTGCCGGCGACCTTGCGCAGCGCTGGCGGCATCGAGATCGAGTACGATTGCGGTTTCGCTGAGGATGCAGCGGATCTGCCCATCGCGCTGCGCCTGGCGACGCTGCAGATCGTCGCTTCGCTCTACGAATTGCGCCAGGGCGAGGCGCCCATTCCTGAGGCGGCGCGGGCGCTGATGCGTCCCTACGCGCCGGCGCGGCTATGAGCGATGCCATCGGCGCGCTGCGCGCGCGCGTGACGCTGCAAAGCCCGCAGCGTGTCGCCGACGAAATCGGCGGCGCTGCGATCCTGTGGACCGACGAAGCCTCGGTTTGGGCCGCTATTGAAGCCGGCGGCGCCAGTGAAAGCGCCGCGTTCGATGGCGTGGCTTCGATCGCAAGCCATCGCGTCACCATTAATCGCCGTGACGGCGTCCGCGCCGGTTGGCGGGTGGCGTGGGATGCGCGGCGCTTGCGGATTGTTGGCGTCGTCGACGAGGACGGGCCGCGCATCGTGCTGCAATGTGAGGAGGAGCGGCTATGAGCGCCGACCGCGCACTGATCGCCGCCTTACGCGATGCGGCGTTGGCGCATGCCGGTGTCGCGGCGCTGGTCGGCGCGCGCGTCTATGACGATCCGCCGGCTGATGTCGTGTTTCCGTATCTGACGCTTGGCCGCGCTGAGAGTCGGCCAAGCGAGGCGAGCGGCAGCGACGCGATTGAGCACGCGGTGACGCTGCATGTCTGGTCCCGCTATGGCGGCCGCGCCGAGGCGCTCGATGTCATTGCGGCGCTGCGTGCGGCGCTGCACAACGCGCCGCTCAGTGTCGAGGGGCGCCGTCTGGTCCTGCTGCTCGTCACCTTCACCGACGTTTTCCGCTCCGGCGATGGGCGCACCACGCACGGCGTGCTGCGCCTGCGCGCCATCACCGAACCGCAATAGGAGACACCATGTCAGGCCAAAAGGGACGCGACGTCCTGATCAAGATCGGCGAAGGCGAGGCGCCGGAGGCGTTCGTCACAATCGCTGGCATTCGCGCGAAGACGATCTCGCTCAACGCCCGCAGCGTTGACGGCACCTCCGGCGAAAGCCCGCAAGCGTGGCGCGAGCTGATCGCGGGCGCGGGCGTCAAGTCGGCCAGCGTCAGCGGCGCCGGCGTGTTCAAGGACGCCGCTTCGGATGCTTTGATCCAGCAAGCCTTCTTCACGCAGGCGGCGAAGATCTTCCAACTCGTCATTCCGGATTTCGGCGTGCTCGAAGGGCCGTTCCTGATTGAGGCGCTGGATTACTCGGGAGACCACGACGGCGAAGCGGCGTTCGCCATTACGCTGGCGTCGGCCGGCGCGATCAGCTTCACGGCCGCCTGATGCGCGAACCTTGCAACCAGGCGCGCGGCGAGGTGCTGCTGGCGATCGACGGGCGCGCGCGGCGCTTGTGCGTCACGCTTGGCGCGCTGGCTGAACTCGAAGCCGCGTTCGATGTCGCCACCCTGGCCGAACTTGGCGAGCGGTTGGCGCATCTGACTGCCTCCGACCTCATCACCATCATCAGCGCGCTCAGCGCTGGCGGCGGCGAAGCGATGAGCGCGGCCGAAATCGCCGCCGCCCGTATCGATGCGAAAGCGGCGGCGCAAGCGGTGGCCGCCGCCTTCCGCGCTGCGTTCGATGACTGAGCGGACGCCATGGCCGGCGCTGCTCTTCAACGCGCAACGGCTTGGCGTCGCGCCGGCGCAGTTTTGGCGGCTCAGCCTGCGTGAATGGCGCGCTCTGATCACGTCGCCCGACGCGGGCCTTTCACGCGCTGCCTTCGAACAGCTGGCGCGCACCTATCCGGATAAGCAAACATGACAGACGGCAAGGCGAGCTTCGATCTCGTCGATTTCCAAACTGAACTCGGCGCCGCTTCCGCAGCGCTACAGGACTTCGCACAAGGACCGGCGCAGCGCGCGGCCGATGTTGTCGGCGCTTCGTTCGAACGCGCCGGTGTGCGCATCGCCCGCGCGCTGGGCTCGGCGGCGGATTGCGGCGAGGCGGCGTTCAAGCGGATGGCGCAAGTCATCCTGGAAGAGCTGGCGAAGATCGCGCTGGAGCAGATTTTCTCGAACAACGCGAGCGGCGGCAACTTCTTCGGCGGCAAAGCCGGCGGCGGCGCGGTCAATGTCGGCGGCGCCTATCTGGTTGGCGAGCGGGGGCCGGAAATGTTCGTGCCGCGCCAGGCCGGCGAGATCGCGCCGAACGCGGGCGGCGCCGTTGCGGTGCACTTTCATCTCGGCGCCGGCGCAGATGCGACCGCCATCGCCCGCCACCAAGGCCAGATCGCCGCCGCTATCGCACGCGCTGTCGCGTACGGGAGGCGCAACCTATGACCACGTTTCATGACGTGCTGCTGCCGCTGCCGTTCGCGCTCGGCGCCAGCGGCGGCCCCGAGCGGCGCGTCGACATCGTCACGCTCGGCTCCGGTCGTGAAGCCCGCAACACGCCGTGGG